TCATTCGACTATAGCCATAAAATAAGGACAACCTAAAATGGCAAATTCGTGGGGAATACCAAAGCACATATAAGATGCGGTCTCGGAGCGAGACCTGTGCTGTGTATATTGCGGCAAAAAGTTTGGCACTGAAAGAGCTAATAAGAAGTCTTGGGAACACATTATCAACGATATAAGAATTACAACCTTATCCAATATTGCATTGTGCTGTGTTGGCTGCAATGCATCTAAAGGCAATAAAGACTTAGCAACTTGGCTCCATTCTGAGAATGCTCGAAAAAGAGGCGTCACCACTGAGACAATTGCAGATGTCATCAAAGTAGCTTTAGATAGTTAATAAAGCTTTTAAGTACTACAAGCCCTATAAGACACCCGATCAATCACATTTGATTATTGTATTGATCTAATAATTTAAGCTTAGCATCTGATTCCACCATGAGTACCAATGAAAAATCAGGTACTCATTTGGGTACTCATTTTCCAAAGTGACCACCTGAATAGTGGCTAATGGAATCATCAAGACTGGAGCTAAAAAATGGCACAACCCATTAATATACAGACAATAAAAAAGCCCCCAAGTCTTAATATGCTTGAGGGCTTTTCCTTTATATGGTCCCGAGGGTCGGACTCAAAGTAATTTTATAAAACAGATATATAAAGACAAAAAAGCGGGAATTAGGTGGAAATAGTACGTTTTATCGTGATTTTTATATGCAAAATATCTACAATGCTGAATCTTAAAAAAAGTACAGTTTAAAAATTCTAATGGTGGTTTCGGAAAGAGGTAATAAAGGTAACAGCTATTCAAAAACATACAATAAACCTATGAAAATATTAAATAAATTATGAATTTAAAAAAGGTAACTTATAGGTAATCTAAGGGTAATTTATTACCATTTAAAAAGGTAACAAGTGATTACCTTATATATAGTTGATTTAATTAATAATATTGAAAATATTTTTATTTTGATTACCTGAGATTACCCCTACATGGTAATCAACATATTTCATTTAATATCATATACTTAATTAAATATAATCTCTTTTTTTTACCTTTGTTACCTTTTTTCCAATTTTTTCATTTCTTAATCGTATGTCTTTGAGATGCTTTTTCTAAAACCAATTATTTTTTTATGTGTGGTAATTTGTGGAAATGCTGTAGAAAAATGTAGAACTGATTATTTAGCATTAGGCTGTATCATGCACCGCTACTGCTATGGCTTAGATGGTCATCGGACAGGCTCACAAATCTGTTGAATATTCGACACATTTACTGTGCAGGTGAGGTGGGGGGTCAACCGCCCGCCTTGAACCGGATCCTGTGGTTTTAGAAACTTTGGCCAAAAAAAAGCCCTCACACATGAGGACTTTTTATTTTCGTGTAAACACTGTGATTAGCTTTGTTTATCTGGCTTCACCTGCTGTGGCCATGCCTGGTTTAATCGTTCTGCATCAATTGCGTGTCCATCAGCTGCTGCTGCGATTGCTCCACCACGGTCTGCCATTGTTTTGAGTACGAAGTTGCAGGTCTTTCCATATTCAACGATGGCTTCATGGGTACCTGAGGACAAACGTTTGTTTGTATCACTGATCTGCTTTGACAACCGGTCAACAGCCAAAGCACTGTCACTGGCAGCAGCCAGCGCAACTTGTAAGTTTTTATTTGCATTTTGTTCTGACTCCAATAATTGATGGGCCCATACTTTTTCCGTTTCAAGTGAAGCTGCAGCAGATTCAGATCTAGCAAGATCACGTTGTGTTTCAGCTAAAGTTTTTTGTGATTCGAGTAAATCAATTTGATGTGACTTACTTGTGCAGCTGGTGACTGAAAATGCCAAAGCGATGACCAAGGCAGCCATCACGATGAATTTCCAATTTTTAATTGCCAAAGCAATATTCATTATTGTTTTTCCTGTTTGAATTGAAGTTGATGAAACTCTTTGAAGCGGATGATCTGATCACCTGCCCATTCGTTTACTGTGTTGGCAAATAAATTTTGAAGTGGAACAATTTCGGAATACCAATAGGCTTCACGTGCTTCACTGATAGATCCGAAGCCACCTGCATTTGATGGAATGATTCCGAGAAGTTGTGGCGGTGTACGTTGGGATGCAAGAACATCATCACGTGTGACATTTTTAATATTTAAGAATTCATCTTTGGCAGCCAATTCACTGATCGGAATCAGTTGCAAGCCATCCTTTTTTCCACCAGGTGCATGAAGGAATAAATTGCGGAAGTTACCTGGACCACGTGAATCTTTCATGGCTTGTTTCAGATCTTCCACGTCATCATCATCAATCCCTGAATCGGTCATGTATAAGATGAAGCCAGCATGAGATCCGTTGTTGTAGTATTTGCGACGGAATAAAGTTGCTGATTCATTGAGCCAAACGGATTGAAGTGCAGCGATATATTCAGGAGTTCCGTAAATTTCCTGATCGACATCAATTCCTTTGATGTGACAAACGGTACCAGGTTTAAAAATGTGTTCTTCAAAACCGTTCAGCAGCTGTAAAAACTCATCAGGTTTTTTCATGCGTCTGGTGTACTTGGCCATGAGTCCATCATAGTGATGTGGCTCATTCAATTGATTATCGATCCGTTGCAAGTAACCATTACCAAAAACCAAATAGTCGAAAGCAATGCGTTCAAACTCAGATGAACTGATCAATTTATTGGGCGTGAATGACGACACCAGTTGATTCTTTTTATAAAACACTGCAGTCGACAAATAAGGCATTGCCTTAAAAGATTTTGCCAAAGCATTCATACTGATGTGGGGTTCGTAATAATTGCCACATAACCATGTTTCATAGAAATGTGATAAGTGGCCATTCATCACCGGTTCTGCATCACCGAACGTAAATGCCTGCACTTTGCTGTCGGACATTAGTAAATCTCCATAGAGGATTTTTTAGATTTTGTTTGGTCATCAAGGGTCAAAGGTTCATTGAATAATGCGTGTAGAAGTGCCCATGCCAAATCACAGTGACCTATATTTTCTGCACGTGATGCTTCAAATGTCATTTGTCGCTGTGATGCAGTGAGTGTTTTTCTAATACCCATGAGGGATACGGCAACGTCAGTAGATCCGGCATCAAATTCAAGACGACCTTTATTGATTACATCCATGCCTTTCATGACCAGTTGATTTTTAATATCAACGCTATAGTTGAAGGTCGTTAGGTTCGGGAAGAAATCACGTACCAATTGCGCCACACCAGTACCCATACCAGTGGTATCAAGTCCGATATATTTGACGTTATATTTTGTCGTCAGCTTTTTGATGTATTGCGCTTGGCTGGCAAAGTCCATGCCTTTGAACTGATGATGTTCAAGTAAACGGAATTTTGGATAATCAGGTTCAGGTGGTGCAATGACCACAAGCCCTGCACTATCGCCACTTTCAGCTGGGTCATATCCAATCCAAACAGGTTTATTACCAAATGGACGAAGTGCCAACGGTTTAAAATCTTTAGACCAAACTTCCCATGAATCGACCATACATGGCTGAATGATGGACAGTGGAAATACACTGTGACCATCATCAACGAATTCACACATATATAAATTTGCGAATTCTTCAGGACTGTTTTCAGCAATGAGTTCATCAATATCGAATAGATCACAGCCTTGGCGTTCGGCATCCTGAATATTGACAATATGTCGCCACATTTTGTCGCCACATAAAGCACCGTTTCTTAAATTTGCATGACTGGTGTCGATCTCAACTCGATTTTCTTTGGTACGCCCTTTATTGAAAGCATCACCTGTCCAAAAGGCATAGGCTTCATGCGTTTTACTTGAAGGTGTAGAAAAATAAGTTTTTTTATACTGCTTTTGGGCAGCCATTGCCGATGCCACTTTTTTCAAAGTTGCAAAGCCATGCACCCAGAAGAATTCGTCAAAATATAAGTCGCCATGGTATGACTGTGCTGTTTTGGCATTGGTACCCAAGAAAATCAGCTGAACTGTGTTACCACATGGCAATGTGATTGAAATCGGATCGCCTTGCAGATCCACTTCAATGGATTGCATGACAAAGTTTTTGATGTAAGTTTTAAAGCCATGTGCTTGGGCTTTAGATGCCGATAAGAAAATCTGATTTCGACCAGTGGTGACAGCTTTGATCAAAGCTTCACGTGCAAAATAAAACGTCGCACCAATCTGACGTGATTTTAATAAGGCACGATTTCGCTGTTCACGCGCACGGTACCACACCTTTTGATATTCAAATAAACCATGATCGAAGTCTTCAAGAAGTTTTTCGACCTGTTCTTCAGTCAGTGCATTTGGCTGTTTAGGTTTACGTGGTCCAGCATTTCTATTTTTAAGTTTTGGATTCAGATCGGTTTCGTTGCCACCGTCAGAATATTTTTCAATGCGTGCCATGCGCTCCAATTGGCGCATGAGCAAATCAATTTCCTTGAAATCACCAGGTGTTTTTTTCTCAAGAATAATCAATTTGATCAATTGAGCAGTTAAAGCTTCACCGACTCGACCTGCAGGTGCATCTTTATCCCATTCATCGCGTGTTTTCCAAGCGTGAACATTTTTATCAGGCTCGTCGATGTAATCTGCAATCGAGCTGATTCGCCACCCCATCCAATACAAAAATTTTGCTAGAAGGCGTTTGTCGAAGTTTAGATTTTTCGGTGTATCAAGTGCTTTATCCATTGGCTCATTAAGCCAACGCTATAACATTTATTCATTGTAGCTACTTTGTAAAACCCACTTAATACAAGCCCTTTGGATTGAATGTTTATGCCGTTCTTCCGATTCTGCTAACTACTTTAAATAGATTTTATCTATCGACATAGACACAGGATTCAGAAATGAAGAAATCCAAATTTTTCCGTGTTGCCGTTGCTGGATCCACGACTGATGGTCGAGTGATTGAAGCGACATGGATTCAACAAATGGCTGACAGCTACGATCCAAATACATACACAGCTTTAGGCAATCTTGAGCACTACCGTGGTTTTTCACCAAGTTCTGAATTTGGCACGTATGCAAAGGTCACTGCCCTAAAAGCTGAAGAAGTAGAAATCAACGGTACCAAGAAGCTTGCATTATTTGCTCAGGTTGATGCTTTCGAGCAATTGCTTGAATTGCACCAACGTGGCCAAAAGTTATTTACGTCCATTGAAGTCAATCCAAACTTTGCAGATACCGGCAAGGCATATTTGGTCGGTTTAGCATTTACTGACACCCCTGCTTCACTGGGTACTCAGATCATGGAGTTTGCTGCTAAACAACCTGAAGCAAACCCATTTGTGGGTCGTAAACAAGATGCAGCCAATTTATTTACTGCAGCTGAAGAAGCATCAATCGAATTTGAAGACGGACAGGAAGCCCCAGCAAAGGGTCTGTTTTCTAAAGTTTTGGATTGGTTGAAGCCACAACAAGAAGAACAAGACAATAAAAATAAAGACCAATTCAAAGAAGTATCTGACTCACTTGAAGCGATTGCCAAAACCTTTGGTGAAAGTCAGACCAAGTTGCAAAAGGTCGAAACTGAATTTTCGGAACTTAAAACCAAGCATTCTAAATTGGAAAAAGACTTCACTGATCTTAAAGCCAAGTTAGAAGGCGAAGAAAATCCAGGTACACCACCTGCCCCTGAAAACACTGGCAACTTCTCTGAACAAATCGAGTGCTAATAGTTTAATCACTGTCAGCAATCTATAAATATTGCTTATAAGCGAGAAAAAAATGCGTAACGATACACGTAAAAAATTTAATCACAGTTTGGCAAAAGTTGCTGAACTCAATGGTGTTGAATCGGCTCAGGTGCAATTTACAATAGCCCCTGTACCTGCTCAAAAAATGGAAGAAAAAATTCAGGCGTCAAGCGAATTTCTTCAAAAAATTAATATCATCCCTGTTGATGCCCAAACTGGTGAAGCAATTGGTCTATCTGTCAATTCAACGATTGCAGGTCGTACTGACACTACAGGTAATGGTGAACGTACACCAACTGATCCAACCGGTTTAGGTGCAGACAAATATGAATGCAAACAAACCAATTTCGATGTGGCAATTCCTTATGCAAAACTTGATGCATGGGCTCCGTTTGCTGACTTCCATCAACGTTGGACCAATGCCGTTGCTAAAGCGATTGCTTTAGATCGTATCATGATTGGTTTCAATGGTACCTCAGCAGCAGCAACCACTGACCGTTCTACAAATGCAAAACTGCAGGACGTGAACATCGGCTGGTTACAAAAAATCCGTACCAATGCAGCTGATCGCGTAATGACGACAGTGACAGTTGGTGCAACTGGTGCATACAAAAACTTAGATGCCTTGGTAGTTGATGCAGTCAATGAATTGATTGATGAAGTCCATCAAGATGATACGGATCTGGTCGTGATCTGTGGTCGTTCACTGTTGGCAGACAAAAACTTCCCAATGGTGAATGATGCATCTGACAATACCAATGTATTGGCTGGTCAAGTGCTATTAAGCCAAAAACAAATTGGTGGCTTACCTGCAGCACGTGTACCGCATTTCCCTGACAATGCACTTTTAATTACGTCTTTTGACAACCTGTCAATCTACTATCAAAAAGATGCAAAACGTCGTTACATCCAAGAAAAACCAAGCAAAAACCGCATTGAAGATTATCAATCTTCAAATGAAGCGTATGTGATCGAAGCATACGAAAAAGTGGCATTGGTTGAAGGCATCACAATCGAATAATAGGTGATTTATGTTGAGTCCAGCTCGACGACATCGCCTTCAGGCTTTGGCAGCAAAAGAAGCTGCCAAGGCTGACGAATTTGGTGGTGTACGTCCAGACGCAAGCGTCTACCAATTACAACTGACCGAACTCAAAAACGATATTCATGTTTTACGTTCAATTCAGTCGCAAGAAAAACGTGCTGAAGCGAAAAAAGAACTTATTCCAAAGCACATGCCTTATGTGTTGGGTATTGTTCAGTCAGGCGCAAAAGTTGAACAGGATGAAGTCATTACCACCATCATGCTGTGGTGCTTCGACTGTGGTCTATTCAATCAAGGTTTAAGCCTTGCTGAATATGCTTTAGAGCAAAACTTAAAAATGCCTGATTCGTTTAGTCGTAATACTGCCACTGTCGTTGTTGAAGAAATTGGCAATGCAGCACGTGTTGCACACAAGGCAGGTGAAGATTTTAGTCTTGAAACTTTAGAAAAGGCATTTCAGCTGACTTCTGAACATGACATGCCTGATGAAGTACGTGCAAAACTTTATGTTGGTTTAGGTCGTTCTAGCCTTAAAAATGAAAATTACAAGGCTTCCGTTTTTTACTTTGAAACGGCTTTAAAACTGCATGAAAACTGTGGTTGTAAACAAGAACTACAAAAAGCTGAAAAGCTTTTGAAAGAACAAATCAAACCGATCAATACAGAACCATTGCTCAATGAAGATGGAACACCTGTTTTGAATGAACAAGGTCAACCAATGCTTGTTGGTCAAATTGGTCATCAATCGGTTTAAAGAGTGCCCCGCGCCAACCGAGGGGCAGAATTGACGCTGTAATGACATTTTTATGCGTATTTACAAACTCAATTCTCCACCCCTCAACTATTTGAGAATGACAATGACCGGACTAATTGCAAACGGCAACCGCAACAATGAAGAAGTTGTCATCACTAGTGATTCATTTTTCCCTGGCATATCTAGCAAAGCGATTCGTGAAGCATTGCGCTTTGATGGAAGTATCACTGATCAGCGTTTAATTCCTGCAATTGAATCAGCCATCATTGAAGTCAATGATCAGCTCGAATCCCTGACATCAAAAGCAGCATCACTTGCTGAAATCAGTCCAAAAACCATCACCACAAAAGGTGTGGAAAAGCCCATCACTGAAGTTTTGTATTTCCGTGCCGTTGCAGCAGCGGTTGGTGCTGAATTGACTGAAAAGTATCGTGCTTATGACACCAACAACAATGGTGGCCAAAAAGCAGATGATCTGACACCGACCATTGATGATTACCGTCGAGATCTGCGCTTCGCTATTCGTGATTTAAAAAAAATTCGTCGTTTGAATGTGGAGTTGGTTTAAATGAAAACTGTTTATGCCCTTCAGAATGACACGGTTGACGCAATTTGTTGGCGCAACTATGGACGTTCATCTGGTGTGGTCGAAGCAGTACTTGAAGCCAATCCACACTTGTCTGAATTTGGTCCATTTCTCCCGATGGGGACAAAGGTTCAGTTACCAGAACTTCAAACACAACAAAATAAAACGCAAAGCATTCAGCTTTGGGACTGAGAACAAAAATATGACTGAACCAACCACATCAACGACTGTCGCAATTACCGCTTCTGCAGGATTGGTATCACTCCTTCCATTCGTGAACGGTGATGCACTGTTTGGTGCCGTAATTGGTGCAGCATTTTTAGCATTTACGCAAGAGTCACTAAGCTATGGAAAACGTATTTTTTCGCTCATGTTATCCGTTGCCTTAGGCTATGCCTTAGCACCTGAAATTTCAAATCGAACTGGTGTGAACAGTCACACGGTCATCGCTTGTTTTACCAGCATGTTTGCTTTGCCTGTTTTGGTGAAGGTCATGAAATGGGTGGACAAGTCGACATTGACTGAAATATTCAACACCACTTCAAAATTCTTTTCTGCCCTGTCCAGCACCTTTGGAAAGGAGAATAAAAAATGATGCAACTCATGTTGTCGCCATTGGCACAAACAATTTTTTCCATCTTTGCCGTGCTGTGCTATGTGGCATGTGCATTCCGTATTTTATGTTTTGATCGACTGCACCTGCAAAAATGTTCGTTTCGACTATTTTCAGCCGTATTGATCGGTGCGTTCTTAACACAAAGTATTCATATCATTTTCATTAAAGATCCAGTCACGATTTGGGATGCCATTTTCGCGGTGTTTTTGGTGGTCTTTATTTTTCGAAATTAAAGGCAATGTCGTTTCAATGTTAAGGAGCACACCATGAGCGTTTTAAAATTGGGTTCAAAAGGTTCAGCCGTCACTGAATTACAAAAACTGCTGATTAAAAATGGCATGACTGGTAAAAATAAAAAACCACTCATTGCTGATGGTGACTTTGGCGAAAATACTGAATATGCCGTGATTCAATTTCAGAAACTGAAAAATCTGAAAGTCGATGGATTGGTCGGTGACTACACACTAAAAGCCCTACGTGGTGAAGACACCAGTAAACTTTTAAATGAAAGTGATTTGGTTGCAGGTGCCAAACGTTTGGGTGTGCCTGTCATCGTGATTAAAGCCATTGCTGAAGTTGAAACGCTGGGTGAAGGTTACTTGCCAAATGGTAAGCCTAAAATTTTGTTTGAACGTCATCGCATGTATTTCTATTTGAATCAGAAATTTGGCAAAACCAAAGCCAATGCATTGATGGCCAAACATCCGAATATTGTGAATACAAAAACAGGGGGTTATCACGGTGGATCTGCTGAGTACACACGTTTAAGTCAAGCCAAACAGCTGGATGAATCATGTGCATTACAGTCGGCATCGTGGGGACGTTTCCAGCTCATGGGTGAAAATTGGAAAGCCTTAGGTTATGCATCTGTTCAGGAATTTGTAGCACAGCATGAACAAAGTGAAAGCCTTCAGTTTGAAGCATTCCTTCGCTACTGTGAAACCAAGTCTGGTGAAGTCGATGATAAAGATTGGAAGTTGATCGATGCTTTACGTCAAGAAAATTGGCATGTAGTTTTTTCACTGTATAACGGCAAAAACTATAAAAAACTGGGCTATGACACCAAGTTTTTACGTGTGATGAACCGCCTCGATCCAAACTATAAGAGTGCAAAAGCTGCATGAAAAAGCCCAATCAATTAAGAGAATATTTACTCAACGCGATTCCTGATCTGAGTACTGATCAGGATCGCTTATTGATCTTCACTAACAATGGTTCACTTCGCAGTACCATGGTCAGTGGTTTTAGTTTTGAAATGTCATATACCTTGGATCTGGTCATTACTGACTATGCCGGTGATGTCGATGTTATTGGTGTTGTGCTGTTCACATGGATTGCAGAAAATCAGCCTGAATTGATGGCCAACCATGAGAAAGGCAAACAAGCGATTCAGTTTGAAGCCGAACTGATTGATAACAGCAAATACGACATTAATTTCCAAATTCCACTGACTGAACGTGTCGTCGTGAAAAAGTTGCAAAATGGAAAATTAGAACTAAGTCATCCTGAAGAACCGAAGTACACAGAATTTGAACCTGCCACTGATTTTGAAGTCATCGATCCATCGGGTGAAGTCATTGCTTCATGGACCACTGCTGAAAAACAAGGTTGGTCATTAGATATGCCACCGACAGGTCGAAACCCATGACGAACAATGTTGAAGAACTTGCCACCTACTTACAGCCGTATTTGGAACGGTTGTCAGTGGGTGAACGTGCCAAGCTTTCAAAACAGATCGGTCGTGATTTAAGAAAAAATCAGGGCAAACGTATTTCTGCACAACAAAATCCTGATGGCTCAACATACACCCCTAGACGAAAACGCCTACGTGAACAAAAAGGCAAAATCAAACGCAAAATGTTCACCAAATTAAAAAATACTGCTCATTTAAAACTGCTCAGCAATGCTGATACCATTGCGATTGGCTTTGTGGGTCGTGTTGCACGTATTGCCCAAGTACACCAGGAAGGTTTAAAAGATCGTGCGGAACGTGGAGCACCGAGTGTTGTCTATCCAAAACGTGAACTTTTAGGCTTCACAGATCAGGATTTAAAACTGATTGAAGATTCATTCTTAAAACATATCAATCTTTAAGTTTTCAACATTGTAAAACTCACTTAATACAATCCCCATCAGCTGAAATGGCTTAGTCCTTGACGCAAAGTGTTTGCATGAATGCAGATGCTAACCGTCGTCTTGAAAATATTGTTCGATTTGGAACCGTCAAGACCATCAATCCGTCTAAACCTATTCCACGTGTCATCGTCAATTTAGGCGATATAGAGACACCGGAAATCCGTTGCCTAAATATTCGTTCTGGTGACGATTCGACCTGGGATATGCCATCGATCAATGAAGAATGTGTGGTCATTTCACCATGTGGTGATATCGGTCCAACCAGTTTTGTCTTGTACGGCTTTTATAACGATGACCACCCTGCACCCTCTGATGATCTAAACAAAAAAATCCGTATGTTTGCAGATGGCTGTGTCATTGCCTATGACGTTGCAGCACATCATTTATCTGCTGTTTTACCTTCAGGTGGCACAGCTGTTTTGACTGCTGATGGTGGTGTCACTGTCAACGGTGATACGACCATCAACGGAAATTTACAAGTGAATGGCAGTACGGCTATGACAGGAAACAATACCGTTGGTGGCAGTCAGTTAGTTCAAGGCAGCAGTCATTCTTCAGGAACATTCAGTTCAGATGGTGATGTCACTGCAAGTGGTATCAGTCTCACTAGCCATACTCACCCGGGTGACAGCGGTGGAACCACTGGAGGACCACAGTAATGATGTCACGTGAAAGCGGTCGTGAACTCGAAACTGAAATTGATCAAATCCGTCAATCCATTCAGGACATTTTGACCACGCCAATTGGTACCCGAATCATGCGTCGTGAATATGGTTCATTGCTGCCACAGCTCATTGACTCGCCTTTCAATGAAATCACTTTGCTTCAGCTTTATGCAGCCACCGCAACTGCGTTACTGCAATGGGAAGATCGAATCACCTTGAATTCAGTATCGATCAATCAGGTTGGTCGTGGCTCATTTGAATTGGAAATTGACTGCAATGTGGTCGACAACAATCAGCAACAGTCTTTAAGCATTCCACTTAACTTTGGATCTACGTTATGAGTGTCGATTTTAACCAGCTCACACCACCCAAAGCGGTGGAAGAACTCGATTTTGAAACTATTTTTAATGAGCGCAAGGAAGCCCTGATTGCGCTGTGGCCAAGCAACAAACAAAACCAGATTCGTAAAACCTTGGAACGTGAAAGCGAACCACTCACCAAGCTGTTACAAGAAAACGTTTATCGTGAAGTTTTGCTTCGCTCAAAGCTCAATGCCCAATATCGTGCAGTGCTTTTGGCTTATGCAGAAAAAGAAGATCTTGATAACAAAGTTGCTGACTATGGGATTCAGCGTCTTATTATTTCGCCGGAAGATTTAACCACGACACCACCGACACCAGCAGTGTATGAAAGTGATGAAGATTTACGCTACCGAGCGAGCAAAGCATTTGATGCTTTATCTGTTGCAGGTCCAACATCAGCGTATGAATTCCATTCACTCAGTGCTGATGGTCGTGTGGCCGATGCTTACGCATCTTCACCAGCACCGTCCCAGGCACTGATCACTATTTTGCAACGTGATTCTGAAAATGGTGCTGCTTCACCAGAACTATGTCAGAAAGTTTACGATTATGTTTCAGGTGAAAAACTTCGACCTACAGCTGATCGTGTGACAGTTCAGACTGCTGGCATTATTGAATATCAAATTCAAGCCGTACTTCACCACAACAATCTGCCTGAAACAGATCCAGTGCTTGAAGAAGCGATTGCCAATATCAATGCGTTTATTAATTCTCCAAAACGTATTGGTCAAAGCATTTATCTGTCAGCCATCTTTAAACAATTGCATGTTTCAGGTGTTGAACGTGTTGAATTGGTCAGCCCATCAGCAAACGTTCTAGTCACTGCTTTTGAAGCATCATTTTGTACTGGTGTGAATATCACCATTGCGGAGGGTTAATGAAGAACTTACTTCCTCCAAACAGCACAGAGCTTGAGCGTAAAGTTGCTGAAGAACTTGGCAACAATTCAAACTTGCCTGCAAATTTACGCAGTCTTGTCACCTTAAATGATGTACCAAGCCAATTTTTACCGCATTTGGCTTGGGAAAACAGTGTTGACCGTTGGCAACAAGATTGGCCTGAAGAAGTAAAAAAACAGCAGATTAAAGCAAGTTTTGAGGTTCACAAATACAAAGGTACCAATTACGCATTGCGTAAAATTGCTGAAGCTTTTGGGTATAGCGTAACCATTTATGAATGGTGGCAAGAAGTACCTATGTCTGAGCCAGGTACTTTCCAACTCTCGATTGACACCAATAATCAATCATTAACGGAACAAGGGCTGAATACGTTACTTCAGCTCATTGATGATGCACGCCCTCTCACACGACATTGCAAACAAATTCAAATTAACGTCACCCCAAGCTATGCACAGATCTATGCCTTAGCTGGCAGTTATAGCGGTGACGATACGACCATTTTCCCAGAAGTCCAGGATGCCATTATTACAGCAGTTCCGATTTGGGCTTTCTATGAACAAACAGAAACAGAAGTTTATCCTTTTGGAGCTCAAGTATGAGTTATTACACGAAGATCACAACCGCAGGTTTAGCAGCAATAACAGCTGCTATGAACAACAATTCAAAAGTACCTATCACTTATATGGCTTTTGGTGATGGGAATGGTTTTATACCAGAACCTAATGAGAATTCGACGGCTTTAGTAAATGAGGTATACCGTGTAGGCGTTAATAAGGTTGAGGTTCACAGTAAAAATCCTAATTGGTTAGTCTGTGAAGCCATCATTCCTTCTGCTGTTGGTGGTTTTAATATTCGTGAAGTCGCTTTATACGACAGCACTGGCAATACAATGTTGGCTGTTGCAAGTTATCCGCCAACTTATAAGCCTACAGTGGAAGAAGGTGCTGCTAAGATTCAGACGATTCGAATTGTTATACAAGTTGATAACTCTGGAAATTTTGAATTAATTGTTGATCCTGATGTGGTTTTAGCTACGGTAGAGTATGTTAACAGTATCAAAAAAGATACAGAGATCAAAACCTGGTCCGGTCTGACCCAAGATAAAAAAAACAAGGAAACCATTTCTATTTTTGATTTTGGCGGGATTTGTGATGGCACACTTCACAAAGCGCAGGAGTGGTTGGATAGTGGACGATTCAATAGCTTTGCACAGTTAAAGGATGCCTACCCATCTGCTGTATCAGTTGATGATTCTATTGATAATTTAGCGATGGAAAAAGCCTTAGCGAATGTCGGTATGTCTGGGCATGTTCGTATAGGTGGTCGACCTGTATTTAACAGAGAAGTTTTGATTCGTGAAGATATTAACGGTCTTAGGATTTTTTCTAACAGCTTACTGACTGCGAAGTTCGTTCACAATGGCGATGGCTTTAAATACATCGGACGAAATGAAAACTTCGGTGGACTTATTTTTGAGAACATTTTAGCAGTAGGTCCGAACGTGTCCTACCCACAAGCTGGTTACGTTCCAACATCGACTGGTGCGGGATTCTACATGAAGAACGCATTTGATATTACCTTGATTAACTCAAGCGCTACCAACTTCAATAAAGGGTATTATTTAGAACACGGTTTTAATAATAAAACCATCGGTTACTGCCGATTTATGTTTAACCAGATCGGTGTCAACTTTGTTGGTATGGCTAATGTTAATAAATTTGAAAATGTTAAAGTCCGTGAAAACCGAGTTGCTGGCGTTGTTATTGATGGTATGGCAGTAGTTCACCCAAGTCATGGTGCTGTGTACCCCACAAAAAATAAATTTAGTGGTTATATTGAATCTAATGTCCCGTATTTAGGCGGATATTTACCACCATCTTCTAATGGTTCAGATAGTGTCGGTGTAAAGTTAATTCGTGCATACGAAAATGACTTCTCTGAAATTTATATGGAGAATCAAGAGTTCGATGTAATCCTTGAAAATCAGGCTTCTTATAATAGCTTTTCAAATACTCGTCATGCCCCGCTAGGCGGTCGAAAAGCCAAAATCTGGTTTAAGGGTATGGCTGTTAATTGCAACACCTTCCAAAATGCGCACATGATCGGTGATAATCAAACAGATACTCATGTGATTTCAGACCATGCCGAGCAGTACGGAAACGTGTTTGACAACTGTATCGGATTCAATATTAAAGATTCTGAAATCTTAGGTCGCATTGATTTTATCAACAATCGAAGATTTAATTTAAATCAGTCTGGTACAAACTTTGGCGCGATTTCACGTTATAAGCATGGTTACTTATCAAATCCTAACGCATCATCTGGCTTAACTGGAATCGGGACAACTTCCGCAACTCTTAATGTGAATGGTTGTGGTGAGGTGATACTCGGTACAGGTATTACAGGCCCAACTACAATCACCGGCATTACGGGTGTACGTGCGGGACAGCTTTTGATTCTAAAGAACTATCAACCTAATCACCCAGTAACTATTAAATCATCTTCGGATGGTATCAACGGCATTATTTTGAACGGTCGAAAAGATTGTGTGCTATCTACCTACTCTGACTCGATCACCTTCTTTGTGAGTGGTCTAGGAAAAATTGTCGAAATAGGCAGATCTATTGAAGGCGAAAAAACAGTATCGGTTAAGTCTGAAGTATTACTTGATATAAATAGTTATATAAATAACTATTATAAATTTCTCGGTCGAGAAATATTTAATACCAGCACAAATAAATTTATGAAGGCACTTGGATCTTCAAATAATTCTGTCTGGACTGCTCTTGATGGAAGCCAGACAATAACACCAGTTTAATCTTTGTAAAACCCACTTAATACAAGCCCATGCACTTGGGCTTTATTAATCCACATGCAAGCCTGTTTACTGAAATAAAACCTCAATAAACAGGCTTTTTTTATGGAAGATTCATACCACCACGGACTGCGTGTCGTTGAAATCAACGAAGGTACACGTCCGATCCGAACCATTGCCACTGCTGTTCAAGGACTCATTGCCACTGCAGAAGATGCAGATGCAACCGTTTTCCCATTGAATACGCCAGTGCTCATTACCAACACCCAAGCTGCAGTCGCAAAAGCCGGTACCAACGGCACTCTAAAAACAGCACTGCAAGCCATGGCCAACCAAGCCAATTCAATCTGCGTCGTGGTACGTGTTGCAGCTGCTGAAGATGAAGCAGCACAAACAGCAAACGTCATTGGTACCGTAGATGCCACTGGTAAATATACCGGTGCAAAAGCATTGCTATTAGCGAAATCAAAACTAGGCGTACAGCCACGCATCATTGGCGCACCTGGTCTTGATACTCAAGCTGTTGCCACTGAACTTGCGACCATTGCACAAAAACTTCGTGCCTTTGCCTATGTCTATGCTTGGGGATGTGAAACCAAAGAAGAAGTCGTTGCCTATCGTGATTCGTTTTCAGCGCGTGAACTCATGGTGATTTGGCCAAACTTTGTGGCATTCAATGTCGATACAGCACAAACCGAAACTGTACCTGCAGTTGCAGTGGCGATGGGCTTACGTGCAAAGATTGACAATGAAATTGGTTGGCATAAAACCTTATCAAACGTAGCGGTGAACGGTGTCACTGGTATCGATGCCGATGTGACTTGGGATCTTCAAGATCCTGCAACCGATGCTGGCTATCTCAACAGCAACGAAATCACCACCCTGATTCAGCATGACGGCTTCCGTTTTTGGGGCTCACGTACCTGTTCAGACGATCCACTCTTTGCTTTTGAAAACTACACACGTACAGCACAGATCATGGCTGACACGATTGCAGAAGCACACATGTGGGCCATTGATAAACCAATGCACGGTTCATTGGTCAACGATATGTTGGAAGGCATTAAAGCCAAACAACGTGAATGGACACGCCTAGGCTATCTGATGGGTGGCGATGCCTGGTATGACCCAGAGCTTAACTCAAAAGACACGCTCAAAGCCGGCAAATTGTATATCGACTATGACTATACCCCAGTGCCACCGCTTGAAGACCTTACCTTCCGTCAGCGTATTACAGACAGCTATTTGGCTGACTTCGCTTCAACGATCACTGCATAGGAGTTGATGCATGAGCCTTCCTCGTAAACTCAAAAATATGAACCTATTTAACGAAGGTCAAAGTTATTTAGGCGAAATTAAAACGGTCGTATTGCCAAAGCTCACACGCAAGATGGAAGACTATCGCGGTGGCGGTATGAACGCACCAATCAAAGTGGACATGGGCATGGGTGATGACGGCTTAGTGCTTGAATCCACTTTTGGTGGCTTAGACCTGCTCACCTTGCGTCAGTTCGGTATGGAAAAAGTCGACGGTGTGTATATGCGTTTCGCTGGTGCTTATCAACGTGATGACACAGGCGAAGTCGATGCAGTGGAAGTCGTGGTTCGTGGTCGTCATGAAGAAATTGATGGCGGTGACTCTGAACCAGGTGAAGACACTGAACACAAAGTCGTGACCAACTGTGCTTATTACAAACTCACAGTCAACGGCAAAGTTGAAATCGAAATTGACGTGCTTGGCTTCAAAGAAGTTGTAGATGGCAAAGACCGTCTCGAAGCACAACGTAAAGCAATCGGATTATAAGTTTTCCTGCCCTTGCATGGATTCGTTCTGTGCAAGGTTTTTTTGATTCAAATCTCTTTTAGGAATGCAATATGAATACTCAAGATCAAGAATTAAATCAGCAACTGATCCAAAACCCGAACCAAGAAACCGTTCAGCTTGAACAACCCATTCAATATGGTGGCAATACCATTACTGAAATCACCATCCGTAAACCGAATGTGAAAGCCCTTAGCGGTGTCAGTTTACAAGCCATCTATCAGCACGATGTAAACGCATTAATCAAAGTTTTACCACGTGTCACCACACCTGCATTAACACCACAGCAAGTGCTTGAACTAGATCCAGTCGACTTTGCACAGCTGGGAGGTCACTTGGTCACTTTTTTGTACCCGAAGGATCTGCAGAAAGCGATCAAAGAGGAACAGCAATAAAACTGGTCGATGATGTCGATGAAGCAATAGCCAATATTGCTTGCATCTTCCATTGGCCACCCAGCGCATACGATGACATGGACATTATCGAATTAAGTAAATGGCATCACCATGCGCTAAAGCGTCACCAAACCACTGTATAAAAGAGTCCACCAATGTCAAAACTAAAATTAGAAGTCCTATTTGGAGCAGTTGATAAACTCACAGGGCCAATGAAAACCATCGTTGGTGGCTCAAAATCTATGGCTGCTGCATTAAAAAAGACTGATTCTGACTTAAAAGGCTTACAAGCGACCCAGCGTAAGGTAGATAGTTTTCGCAGTCTTCAAGACAGCATCGCAAAAACTAAAGATACGCTGGAAAAATACCGCGCTGAACATAAGTTATTAAAAGACCAAAGCAAACTTGGGCCATTAAGCGAGGAACAAACAAAGAAGCTCAAAGGGCTTGAACAAGGCATTCGTCGTACTAACGACGCACTAAAAAGTAAATCAGCAGAAATTACAGGCGTCGTCCGTGACCTTAATGTTGCAGGCATAAAAATGGATGATTTAGGTCAAAGCGAATCAGACCTAAAGAACAAAATCCACCTCACAACAATGGAACTGAACAAGCAAAAAGATGCCTTAGGAAAGCATTCAACTGCCCAAAAAAATTATGAAAAGTGGCAAGGTCGAATGTCTATAGGGAAAGACATTGCCCAAAAAGGATTGGTGGCGGCTGGTGCAGGTGCCGTCGCATTATCTATACCAGCAAAACTTGCCATTGATTTTGAATCTGCCATGGCTGATGTAAAAAAGGTGGTTGACTTTGATACCCCACAGCAGTTTAAGCAAATGGAAAACGATATCATCAGCATGAGTACACGATTGCCAATGGCCGCCAAAGATATTGCAGCTATTTATGCAGCAGGTGGACAATCTGGTATTGCAAAAAATGAATTAACTCAGTTTGCTGAAACAGCTGTGAAGATGGGTGTAGCTTTCGACATTACAGCCGAAGAATCAGGACAGGCAATGGCAGAAATGCGTACAGCATTCAAAATGTCACAATCTGAAGTAACAACATTAGCGGATAAAATTAACTACCTTGGCAACAATACCCCTGCCGCGGCTAAAGGCATCATGGATATTGTGCAACGTATTGGTCCATTGGGTGAAGTCGGTGGCTTTGCTTCTGGATCTATTGCCGCATTAGGGGCAACAATTCGTGGCATGGGCGTAGCTGAAGAAGTGGCTGCTACAGGTATTAAAAATATGATGCTTGCCTTGGTTGCAGGTGAGTCTGCCACAAAGGGACAGCACAATGCTTATATTGAATTAGGTATGGATGCGAAAAAGGTAGCTGAAGGCATGCAGAAGGATGCTGAAGGAACCACATTATCTGTATTGAAAGCCATTTCAAAAATGGATAAGTACAAGCAAGCTGCCATGTTAAAAGAATTATTTGGCTCTGAGTCACTTGGATCTATCGCACCTTTGTTGACCAACATGAAAGCCCTTGAAGACAATTTAGGGAAAGTTGCAGATAAGCAAAAGTACGCTGGCAGTATGGAAAAAGAATATGCAGCACGAGCAGAAACCACTGCCAATAATATTTTTCTTGCAAAAAATGCAATGGCAGCACTGGGAATTACCATCGGCAATCAACTATTACCAGGTGTTAACAGTATTACCGAGAAATTTACTGGTGTAATAAAATCCGTACAGACTTGGGCACAAGCGAATCCAGCCTTATCCAGTTCACTAACAAAAATTGCAGTCGGTGCTATTGCCATTGTTGGTGGCTTGTCTGCACTGTCTATTGGCTTAATTGCAGTATTTGGTCCAATGATGATGGTTGGTCGTGCATTTGGTGCAGTAGCACTGGCTGCCAAAGGTATGAGCATGGCGTTACTGACCAACCCAATTACATGGATTGTTCTTGCCATTGCTGGTGCTGCCTTCCTGATTTATAAAAACTGGGCCCCGATCTCAGCATTCTTTGTCGGCATTTGGAATACCATCAAAACCGCATTCAATGGTGGCATTAAAGGCATATCTGCACTGATCATCAATTGGAGTCCCATCGGACTGTTCTATTCAGCATTTGCAAAAGTACTGTCATGGTTCGGTGTAGATCTGCCTGCCAAGTTCACTGGCTTTGGTGCCATGATTTTAGAAGGACTCAAGAACGGTATTTTATCCAAAGTCAATGCCGTCAAAGATGCCATTACTGGTGCTGTCAATGGCGTGATTGATAAAGCCCGTGGCATTCTAGGTATCCATTCACCTTCGCGTGTCTTCATGGGCATTGGTGGCTACACCATGCAAGGCATGGCAAACGGTATTGCTAATGCCAATGGATTACCGATTGCAGCAACATCCACCGCCACACAAGGTGTGGTCAATACTGCTGCCCAAACCAAGCCAGTCAAACCCATCAATGTTGGTCGCAATAATCCACGTTCCTTTGTCAGCCAGGACACCATTGAAGTGCATATTCATGTCAAAGATGGATCCGTGGTCAAAGGAACAGCTGAAGCAATGCGTCAAGAACTTCGACGTGTCGCGCTAGAAGAACAGAACGCACGACGTAAATTCCTGACAGATTCGGAGTAATACATAACATGATGATGGCTCTAGGCTTGTTTGTCTTCTCATTACGAACAGCGTCATATCAAGAACTGCAACGTGTCACCAATTGGCGACACCCTTCCAATAGCCGTGTCGGGGACTCCCCTGCTTATCAATTTATTGGTAAAGGTGAAGATGTCATTACACTTAAAGGCGTGATTTACCACGAATTGACAGGAACTCGCGCCACATTGGACACCCTCAGACAAATGGGGGATACAGGCAAGGCATATACCTTAATTGAAGGCACAGGCAAAATTTATGGCTTAGTCATCATCAATGATTTAGATGAAACCAAAACCTCTTTCTTTAAAGATGGTGCAGCACGTAAAACTGAATTCACTTTAAAACTGACCATTGTACGCGATTGGCAACCGACCTTATTAGGCAACCTGATCGGCATGGGTGTTGGCGCACTGAATAGGATTCTCTAATGCTGAATAAAGTCATGAACGTCGTTGGTACGGCATTAAATTCTGTTGAAAAGATGACGGAATATCCTTACCCCATTTTTCGTGTTGAAGTGGATGGTGTCGATATTTCATCCCTTATGGCTTCACGTTTAATGTCACTGAGCATCAAAGACAATCGTGGGCTTGTGGTAGATTCAGTGGACATCGAATTGAATGATGCAGATGGTATGCTCAGTATTCCCCCCAACGGTGCCATTATTCAGGTGTGGTTAGGTTGGTCTAATACCGGTTTATTTGACAAAGGCAAATACAAAGTCGATTCCACATCCCATCGTGGCGCACCAGATGTACTCAGCATTTCTGCCATGGCCAATGACGTATCAGAAGGTTTAAAACAAAAGCGTGAACGCAGCTGGAGCGACAAAACTATTCAAGAAATATTTGAAAAAGTAGGTGCTGAATATGAACTGAAAGTCATTGTTCATGAAAAATTCGCATCGAAAAAGGTCAAGTACATTGCCCAGAATGAATCTGATGCCAATCTCATCACACGTATTGCCGATGAAAATGACGCAATTGCCACAGTGAAGAATGGACATTTGATTCTATTACCACGTGGCGCAAGTCAAACCGTTTCAGGCTTAGCTTTGCCACGTGTGCAAATCACTAGGAATAAGGGTGATCAGCATAACTACACCAATGGCACAGGTACCGACAATATCACAGGTGTCAAAGCCTATTACTACACCGAAAACAAAGCCAAGAAATTGCATGTGGTGGTCGGTGACAGTGAAGACAACATGAAAGAGATCCGCTATGTGCATCGGGATAAAACCACCGCTGAACTGGCAGCAAATGCGGAATACAATCGCTGTAAACGTACTGCCCAGAAACTGACATATACATTGGCATTAGGTGATCCAACTTTAATCCCTGAACAGGAATTCGAATTCATTGGCTTGAAACCTGAAATTGATGACATTATCTGGTTAGGGACAAACGTCACCCATTCACTCAATGACAATGGCTTCACCACATCAGTTGAACTTGAAGTGCAGCTGCCCGATGCCGATGATGTAGCGACACTGTTTGAAGGCAAAGAGGAAAAGACTGAAGAAGAAAAAGAAAAGTCCAAAACCAAAAAGCGCACTGGTAAAAATTATGCAGATTATACCGGTGTCATTGCGTATTACAGCGAAGGTGGCAAGTCAGTCAAAATCACTTCAGGTGATCAAAACAAGCCATTAAAGTTGACTCACGTCTACAAATCGAAAAAGACTGCGAATAATGCGGTAAAGCGAGAACAAGCTAAAATCGAAAAAGCCAGAAAATAAAGCAAAAAAAATCCCATACTTGGGGTGGTATGGGACGGAAATGGGTTTAATAAATATACCCATTTTTAGAACTACAAACAACAAAAGTCACCATATATGGTGATTATGTTGTATATTTGTTGAATATTATTTATTCAGTAAAGGCAGCAAAAATGTCTAAACCAGGACGTACGATAAGTAATAAATGCCCTCATTGTAGTTCTGCACTTTGGATTCGTTCCAGTGAACAAGTTGGTCCTCTTCTAAAACGCTTGTATGGCCAATGCACCAATCTACATTGTGGTTTTACAGCACAAGGCTTTTTAACCTGGGAAGTTGAGCTGTCCCCTTCAGCAACCCCTAATCCAAATATCAATTTGCCTAAATCACCATCAAAACAACATAAAGAGGTGGCATGTGTCTGACCTTATTGACCACGCACAAGAACTACAACTTAAACAAGTAAACATTCAACCACGCGACTACAGCACCGCATCGCTTTCTGAATGTGAAGAATGTGGCAATGCTATTCCACCAGAACGTCAAAAGTTAGGAGCTGTCACGCTCTGTATAGAGTGTAAAAGCCTGGAAGAAAAACATGCCAATCGTTACCGCTGATTCATCAGATCCAATCGAATGCCCTTGCCCTATTTGTAACTCACAGGATTAGACATGACACATTTACATTTAATGGTTTCACTTATGATCTTTCTTACATTTATTGCTGTGCTAGTGCTGTGGTATTTGTTTGCTGCTTATAAACGACTCACACGACTACAGAAAGAGTTGCATAAATTACATCAACAAAAGTGTGCGTTTATTCAAGCACAGGAACGAGCAGCTGCTATAACCAAACATCGAATCAATTTATAAAGGTGGCCTATGTGGCTTTATCCATTCCTAGTAGGCTTTATGATTGGAATAATTGGTAGCTGTTTGATGTTCTTAAGTATGGTTATATAAAAAGCCCCATGATGGGGCTTTATTTATCAACTAAAGGAACATTCCAATTAACCTCGAATACTATTAATTTTGTACTCTCTAGCCAACCGAATTAAATCCAAGTTTGAATATCTATTCTGAGATTGAACTGGATAGGTCGAGTAAACATAATCTATAAACTCGTTATAGTATTTACCTTTTGTTTTATCAATCACTAAATCTAAAATTCTTTTGTCTCTATCAGAAAGTCGAATCTCTTCATCATCACCATGAAACATGATTACATTCTTATTAGATCCAAAAATATTTTGATCGTTATGTAATGAAAAGTTATGTGAATACAAAACTGCATTTTTCACATCATCCACATAAGGACCATAGTGATTGAATAACCAATGAATATCTGTAAGTTGTTTATCATCAGCTAAAGCACTGAACCAATCGGCCAGATAAACAAGTTTTGTCAATCTAGAGTTTGATAATTCACTAGAAAATGGGTACCTAACACAGAAGTAAGCAATTATGTTTTGCAATCTATTCATAGCTACCTCCACTTAATGAACTAAAAACATCACTCTCTGCATCAGTAGTCCTAGCTGACCTCATTCTCTTTGCAGCTTCTAAAGCCTTACTTCCTTGAATAAACTCAACTAAATGACCTTCGTATTTTTCACAATATTCTTTCAACTGCTGAAGTTTACTAGAATTAAGTTTATCTTTGTCCGTACTCTCAAATACTACTACACCAATATGATCATCAACGTTACGTATTGCAACAGCTACATAGCAACAACTTTTCATCTGAAAGCCAAGTAATTCATCCAAACTAAACCCATATTTTTCAGACATATAATTGTAATATTTCGTTTCATCTGATGCAAAATCGGGACATCCATCTTCAATATAGTCACCATTTCTCCAAGCATGGCTAATTACACCTTGGTTTAATGGAAATTTTTGCCTATGTATTTCATTTAATTCTGGATTGGGTGAGTATCTAGCCAATACACTAAATTCTTTGTTTAATTCAAAATAAATTGATGCCCTTTCTGTCGAATTAATTTCATGCTGTTTAAATGCCTGTTTTAACCAACTTACAGCTATTTTTCGCTGTAATTCATCTATTTGATTGTTTAAAACTTGTATTTCTTCCTGTTGTAGATTGATTATTTTTTTTCAAGTGAATTGTTTTATTTTTTTTATCACCTAACTCGACCTCTTTTTCACTAACTTTATCTCTTAAAGCATTATTCTCAGATTCAATTTTTTTAGTTTTTTCATATCTTACATACTCACTTAACAAATAGAGAATAGCACCACCAAAAAGCCATAAATAGGAATTTGTAAGGACAAATGCAATAAAGGTAGCAACATCCATAACTTTTGCCCACTCAACAGCAAATTTATAGCTGCCTACAAAAGCCCCACCAATACCTAAAGAAACAACCCCAATAACAGTAAATAAAGGATGCCCTAATTTGGTAAACAAAGTTTTTACTTTATCCCATTTAACTAAATTCATTTTTGAGCATCTTTGACCTGATACCAACCATCAACGTAAGTACCTTCTGTACCTGTATGTTTAACCTCACAATTAAATTGGAGTCCTGTTTTACCCAAAAATCCTGACACATGTTCAGGTTTATCAGTCATCGGGTCTAAAACTTCTTGTGTTTCCATTCTAATCGAAGCCAAACACTCATCCATTGTAGTGAATTTTTTCCCTATAATTTCTGGTGCTGGTTCATTTGAACAGCCAACAATAGATAATAGCCCCAATGTTAATAAAAAAAATTTCACTATTAATTACCTTCTAAAAAATTAGAAAAATCATCTTCAGTTAAAATACGGATATTCGCTCCATCCTTTTGCCACTTCAAAGCCTGTTCAAATTTACGTCCATAGCTCATGTGTGCCCAGTGTGGATTCCCCTTATTACAAATCACAAGATAATCAACAGTCTTGGTTAAATCATCTTTAAAAATTCCACCTTTGGCTTCAATGGCATCTTTCCATTCAGCTTTAGTATGTCGGTTAGATGCACCAGTTAAACAAATGGTTTTACCAATAATTTCTACATTACCATGGTAAAAATCAGGGTTCTGATTATCGCTGGTACTGGTGACGACCAAATTTGGTAAACCAAAATTGTTAAGCTGAACATACTTTCCAATCGTGATTTTTAAGACTTCTTTACTGTCTTCACTGACACGATTTAATACTCGCACGTGATTTAAAGCAATCAGCAACTCTCTATATATTGGATCATCTTTTAAATAATTGTGTTGATTCAACCAGTCATTGAGTGCAAATAATTCATTATCACTATATTCCTGATCACAAGATAAACCTGCTATGACTCCATGCAAGCGCTGTACATCGCCAGTATGTTCTTTAAAATATTTCGAGTTTTTAAATGTATCTAAACTGGCTTGAACTTCTTGATGACGTGACAACAAAAATTCTGGATCTTCAGCAGCTTTTACTAAAACTTGGTATAGGTTATCAAAATGCGGAACATTTACAGCCTCAGGATATTGCTCTACCCACTTAATCAAGGCTTCAATTTCTTGTATCCTTACTCGACCATCTAAAAACAAACCTTCAAAAAATCCTAAAAATAGATTGCCTAATTTACTTTGATTTGCATTGTAATTAAGTCGATCTAAATCCATAGCCCCCACCCACATAATTTTTATAAAGTCTTGACGCCTTAATAGTATCTAAGATACTCTAACTTCACCATAGCAAAATCTGTGGTCGGGCGTGGAAACCTGAAAAATTGATTCGAGGCGTAAAAAAGTCCGCCTAAGGGCTATTTTTTTGCTTAAAATACGGCTATGCCTTTTATGGTAGGCTGGACAGGGTGCCCTTCGGGGCAGCCGATTCCTCGAATCTCGGTAAATTTCCACCCCTGTTCAGTCTGCCACCAATCTTTGTGGAAATTGATTGGTGTCAGGTTTAAAAACTTGATTCGAGGAAAAGCCATGAAAACATTTGCTTCTACGCATTCGTGCACTCAAAATAACGTAAAAGAACACTCCCCTATTTACGACCTGCAGGCATACAAAGCACGCCAGCGCAAAATCAAACGCCAAAATTTTTTAAAGAATACAGCTAAAGCAAGTATGTATTTCTGTGCTGCCGCTTTAACTTTCTCAATGCTGTTCTGGGGAGTTTGAGTGATGAAAAACAATATCAAGGAACAATTTGCACAGTTATTTTGGGACTTGCATCCACAACTCACCACAGCACAGCAACAAACCTGTACCAATACACTCATTGCATTGGATCAGTTAGCAACCTTGCTATATGAGCTGCAACAAGCACATGGCATTATCCACAATTGCATAAATAGCATGACTGCAGAACAGCGGCTTCAGGTCGCTTCTAATAATTATCTTGATCACCTTTCAGCACAATGGGCATTTCGCTCCAGTGAAAGGCAAGAAGTTCTACAACGTGGCAAAAATATTTTAAAACGAGATTTTTCTGAAAAACTGCACTAAACGGAAAGTCATTTTTTTAAATGTGCTAGATTTCGATTAATCCACCAAGCATGGTCAATTGCCATGCTTGGTTTACCCTATTTTTTTATTTAAAAGCGATGCTCATTCAAAGAGTTAGGACTTTAAGATATGAAATCAGTTATTGATATACAAATAAAAGCAGATATGACAGCAGAAGAAAAGTTAGAACAGATCGCTTACCCTGTCGAAAATCTGCAGCTTATGCTCTCTGCACTGACCAAAATGCACATAGATCATTCATTATCAGGAGATGAACTTACAGCATTGTTTAATACATTGCACAAGCAAGTACTTGATATTCAGCGTGCACTAAAATCATAAGCATTATTTCGATTGCTGGGCGTATGTATCAGCAATCACTATCAGTCCATGTTTAGCTGCATCATTCAGACCTCTAAATATGGACAATAGCTTTTGTTCTTCATCTGCAAGTTCATTTAATGCAATATTCTTTCGTCTTCCCCACAAAAGATATTCAATATCAAACCCATGATCCTCCAACTTATCCAGTTGGTCTGTTGTAAGTGGGTCATTATGCTTTTCATAGCGCACCACCGAGTTCTTTTTTACACCCAAAATTTCGGCTAACTCATCCTGAGTTTTTATATCTAAACGCTTGCGTTCTTCTTTTAAACGCTCCCCACGATTAGAAAAATCATCATTTTTCATACTTTTTCCCAAAACAACACTTGAATATCATCATTAATAGTACTAAATTAGAGTTACAGAGCTTCCTAGTAACTATTTATGGTGATTTTACATGAACAAGTCAGTTGAACAAACTAAACAGCGACACACACAAACAACTATGGTTCGCTGGACTGAACCTCAGTTTGAAACTCTTCGTAAATTAGCGTTTGAACAAAAAAAACAACCCGCTGTTTTCATCCGTGAATTCATTCTCAAGCACTGTCCAGAATTAGCTTCATCTGCAGATGAGCGATTGTAATCAAAGCGATTTTAACGTGCTTTAAAAGCTACAAACTTCACAACAGTTTTCACAATTTCAAACAATGGTTGATTTTTTGACGGAGTTCAAATGTTAGACATACAAAGACGCATAGATGACCGTCTAAACCAAATTTTTAAGTTTAAAAAAGTTGGGGAATGGTACCGTCACGGTATCTGCCCACAATGCAGTCAAAAAGAATGCTATACACATGCACACACACCACGCGTTGTGAAATGTAGTCGTTTAAATAACTGTGGCTATGAAGAGCATGTTAAAGATATTTGCGAAGACTTATTCAAGGATTGGTCTAAAGAGTTTCCAAAAACAGAAACCAACCCACATGCAGCAGCAGATGCATACTTACGTCATGGCCGTGGTTTTGATCTTGCACCGCTAAAAGGTTTATATACACAGGACACCTTCAGTAACGAGCACAAATATCCAGGACTTTATACTGGTACCGTCCGCTTCAAATTAGCTGATGGAATTTATTGGGAACGATTCATAGACCGCCCAGAACGCTTTGGTCGTCAAAAAGCAAACTTCATTGGTAAATATGAAGGCTTGTCTTGGTCTATGCATGACTTAGATACGCTCTGCAATGCACCTTCGTTTTGGATCACGGAAGGTATTTTCAATGCAATTGCCCTAATCCAATCTGGACAGTTAGCTATTGCCACAATGGCCACGGGCAACTATCCAACTGTTTTACTTAAACAGATTGCAGACCGTTGCCACGAACTAAAAAAAGATAAGCCACGCTTGATCTGGGCATTTGACAATGACAAAGCAGGCAAAGATGCAATTAAGAAATTTCACTTACGCGCACTTCAAGAAAAGTGGGCTTCTACAGCTGCTCTACCACCGCATCAAGTCAAAGGTAAAAACCTAGACTGGAATGACTTGTTTATGCACGATCTACTGCACAGTGAAGAACGTGCTAAGTATCGTCATTATGGTGAGTTGCACATTGCTGAAACTGCCGAACAGGCTGGTTTGCTCATCTACAACTTTAAAGAAGGTCGTACCAAGACTTTTTTCTTTAATCACAATTTCCGTCTTTACTGGTTCAATCTGGATTACGACAAATATGCTAAGCGTATGAATCAGATTGAAGAAGATCCAAGTTTTGACGATTTACTTGATCAACAGAAACGTGAACAAGCGTTACGTGACTGTGCAGCAGTGACCGAAATCTGTAACGCACAGATTGAACCACTGTACTTTGAACGCAACGAAATTACTGGCGAAGCTTGGTATTACTTCAATGTGCAAAGCCAGTGGGCAGAAAAGAAAACCCAATTCACACCGAGTCAAATCGGTAGCCGTAGCAAGTTTAAAGATGCCACCATGGAAATCATGGCAGGTGCTATGTGGACTGGCACCGATCAACAGCTTGAATTCTTTATGAAACGCAAAACAGAACGTTTAAAAGAAGTCAAAACCACGGACTACATAGGCTATTCCAGTGAATACCAAACCTATATTTTTCCCAAACATGCTGTGCATAAAGGTCAAGTTATCCCCATTAATGAACATGATTACTTCAAAATTAAGCGCCTTGAACTCAAGAGCTTGGCGAAGTCCCCTGTCATTACTTTAAATCCAAAAAAGGAATTTACCGCATTCTGGTGGAAAGACTTTTACCGTGTACGTGGCAGTAAAGGATTAATTGCCCTGGCATGGTGGACGGGTTCTTATTTTGCTGAACAAATCCGTGCAATAGATAGCTCATATCCATTCATTGAAATCATTGGTCAAGCGGGTGCGGGTAAATCACGCTTAATTGAATTTTTATGGAAACTCAGCGGCCGTAAAGACTATGAAGGCTTTGATGCCAACAAATCTACAAACGTGGCGGTGTACCGTAACTTTGCCCAAATCTCTAACCTTCCAGTCGTACTCATTGAAGGTGACCGTAACGATGCTCAAGGCAATGCTGTAAAACAGACCAAGTTCAGTTGGGATGAGCTCAAAGATGCTTTTAACGGTCGTGCGATTCGCAGTAAAGGTCTAAAGACGGCAGGTAATGAAACGTATGAACCACCATTTCGTGGTGCAATTATGATTTCACAGAACAGTGCAATTGCTGCATCTGAAGCAATTTTGACTCGTACATTACACCTTTCATTTGACCGCAAGGGGCAGTCACTAGAAACCAAGCGCATAGTCGACGCACTCGACCGCATTGAGCTTGAAGAAGCATGTACCTACATGACGCATTGCCTACGTAAAGAAAATGAGATCCTTACAACATATCAAGAACGTCTAAAAAGCCTTGAAGACCAGTATCACAGCGTAGGTATTACACATACACGTATTGCTTTATGTCATGCACAAGTCGCTGCTCTTATTGAAGCGATCGCAGAGCATGTGTTGAATGGCCATCTGGATTATGAAGAAGTCGCTACAGCACAAGAAATGCTAATGGACATGGCTCAACAACGTGTCGATCAATTAAATGGCGACTGTCAAGAAGTTGAACAATTCTGGGAAGCTTTTGAATATTTACAAAGTGGCAGAAACCCACAATTCAGCCTTAATCATCATGACCATGATGCCCAGACCATCGCAATCAACTTAAACGAAGTCTATAAGGTTGCTGCTCAGCAGTTCCAAAAACTACCAGAAATTACCGTGATGAAAAACCTACTTAAAACATCACAAAAATTCAAATTTATAGAATCTAACCGAGCGATTAGCTCAAACCGCTATCCAACCGATGCTGTTAAAAACTTAAATGCCGACAATGAATTGATAGATAAGCGTCGCACAGTCAAATGTTGGATTTTTTCTAACCCAAGCTATGGAGTAACACAACCATGAATGCCTTCATAGCACCACCTTCACTACTACCTTTTATTGATGACGAGGAAATACTTATGGCCAATCAACAAGACTTAGATTATGTCGGTCAAAAAATCATTGAAGTCCTACGCGAGAAGTTCCCGAATAATGAAGGATACATTCAGGAAAAGATTTATCGATTATCTGAAATGAATAATAAATATGAAACTTTTTCATGGGCATTGAATCAACTTGATTATGACAATCAATGCTTATTATTTGCAAAATTAGGAATAAACATCCATGGCTATAAATTCTACAACCATTTATTTCAACAACTTTAAATCAAAACACACATACAGAAGTTACCGCTTCTGTATGTGCTACACAACTACTGGAGCGCAATTATGCAAAATGATTCTAACGTAGAAACACCAAAAGTAGAAATCCCGAATTTTCTGCAATGTGAGCCACGTAAATACAACGTTACATTAAATCACTGGCATGAAGAAACTTGTGAACTCGAATTCACATTAGTCATCAAATGTACTGATGAAGCCTTACATGAGCACAATAATTTTTGGTGTGAAAGTGAATGGCGCCTAGATTCAAACGATGGCGATATTGTTGCTGTCATTTTAAAAATGATAGGACGTAAAGTTTTTTGGTGGTGTTATGAACACAACTCTAACTCGGTACACAAAGATTATGGTGTGAATTCTATTTTTAAAGATGAAGGGTGGAGTCCTCTTTGTTTTGAGATTACAGAACTCAATTTCGATAATTATATTAATGATGACTCTTTTGAATTTGAACCTGCAGTGATGGAGGCATAAATCATGAGAGGAGTAAATAAAGTCATTTTGGTCGGCATGGTCGGTGCAAATCCTATTTCAAAGCATTTTCCAAACGGTGGATCCTATGCCCAATTTTCAATTGCCACCTCTGAAAAGTACCAAGACAAACGTACTGGTGACTGGATAGAAAATACAGAATGGCATCGGATAGTCGCAAATAATCGACTAGGGGAAATTGCCTGCCAATTTCTAAAAAAAGGATCAAAAGTCTACATAGAAGGTTCATTACATACTAGAAAATGGACAGACCAGAACCGACAAGAACGCTACGTGACCGAAGTTAAAGCCAATATACTTCAGTCACTTGATAGTGCCCCTCAAGCCAATGCAGTGTGAGAATGAATATGAAAAATGTTCGACCAGATCATCCTATTGCACATGAAGCTTACGAAACAATCAAAGCCATGAGCTGTGAGTTTATCAATATTGTTGCACAGGACTACGCTATATCCCCCACTGAAACAGGCTACTTCATTGCTGGAATTTCCCCGGGTACTGTAGACAATGGATTTAATCGTGAGGAATGGTTATCAACATTTGAAAAGTTGCAAGGAATTAATAAATGAGTGTAAATACTGACTCACTTATAGAGAAAATTCTTCTCAAAATAATGAAGCAGATTGAAGCAAAACCAATTATTCCTATTGATTGTCAGTTGTGGGATGAACATGACATTGCTCAGTACTTCAAATACTCACTTGACTATACAAAACGGCATATTATCAGTAATGATAATTTCCCTCCAAGCCGCGAACTACCAACCTCTGCTACTGGCGATCGCACAGTGTCACGTTGGAAAGCCACAGATGTCATACGTTTTGGAATGGCATTTGATAAAACAAACATTTGCTACAACTAAGATAAAGCCACCGCAAGGTGGCTTTATTACCTTTTGAGTTACCAAATAATTACCAACAAGCACTCAAACAAAATTTATAAAAATTAATATGATAAAGCTATAAATCAACAGACTTACCTTTATCACCACATTCCGATACTACCAATAAACTTATGCCAATAACCCACTTAATCCTGCAGTTTGATTGAGCTCGTCCAGGATCTCATCATTGGTAGGGTTATAATACGTCAACGCTTGCTTTGGATCCTTCCATCCAAAAATTTTGCATAGAGTCAGAGCATTTTTAATTCGTCTGGCCATAAGTGAAGCCGCTTCATGACGTGAATCATGAAAAGTGAGATCAGCATGTTCTAGACCAGCCTGTGCACGTGCCTTTCTAAATAAACTATCACGTGTGGCATCACTCACCGTAAAGACCTTTGGACTCCCCTTACGATCAATTTTTAAAGCCAGCGACCACAAATGCAAAGCAAAATCATCTAAAGGTACCTTACGTGCCGAACCATTTTTTGTATCAGACAGCTGAATATATCGGCCAGATAATACAACATCCTGTGGGAAGCAATTCGTGATCTCACCAGAGCGCATCCCCGTAGCCAAGGCAATCAACCAAATAAGAGCTACTTCCTGCATTTTTGTGTGAGGTATCATGCCAGGCTTATACTTAAAAGCAGCCAACATTTTTTCTAACTCATGCTCTTCTATGCGTCTTTCACGGTGGTCTGGTTTCTTTGGCTTCCGAATTTCTTGGATAGGGTTAAAGTCAATCCATCTTTTATCAAGCTTGCACCAATTGAAAAATGCAGACAGTAAAGAATAATCACGCAAGACAGAGGAAGCCTTCAGAGGTTGTATAGATCTCTTCATAACCGAATCTTCCCATTGCTTAATGAACTCACTTTTATAGGCATGTAATGGCCAATCAACATTCGGTAAAGCATCTTTTAAATAAACAATGCGCTGGCGTTCTTTTTTTGCTGTCTTTTTATGAATCGAAACTTCATCACTATAACGTTGCAAAGCTTCCCGAACAGTTAGCACCACCTTTTTTTTGATAGCAGCTTCTGTGGCTGCGTTTAAGATCAAATCACGTTCAGTGGCTCTACCCCAATTCGTGGCATCAATTTTCTTTTCAAACGTCTTCGTTTTTCGCACACCATTTAATTCAACGTCTGCTTTCCACTTTTTATTAGGCCGCTGATAAATAGAAATACTCATCTACAAAATGCTCCTTAAGCAATCACCCAAAACGGGTGGAAAACGGGTGGAAACATATACCAAATAATCACGGAAAATACCGTAAAAAAACATAAACACCAGAAACGACAAAGCCCCAAGCCTTTGATTTATAAGGCTTGGGGCTTTGGAGAATATTAATATTCTAAATCTTGGTCCCGAGGGTCGGACTCGAACCGACACGTCATCTCTGACAGCGGATTTTGAGTCCGCCGCGTCTACCAATTTCACCACCTCGGGTAGGTGTTGATGGGTATCATAAACTTTTTTGACAGCTTGTCAACGTAAGTTCTTTTGCAATTGCTTAAAATTAAATCAGCTGTCATTTTTTTGATTTATAATCGACCAATTTCATCTATAAAACCTAAAAAAGCATATACTAGGCGCAGTTATTCCAGTGATCTAACTTTTTTTATCATGCAACTTTCTGACTTTAATTTTAATCTCCCCGATGAACTCATTGCTCGTTACCCGCTAGCCAGTCGTAGTGCCTCTCGCCTGCTGCATCTTGATGCTCAAGGTCAATATCATGACCACCAATTTACTGACTTGCTGAATTTACTCGAAGCAGGCGATTTACTGATACTTAACGACACCAAAGTCATGAAAGCACGTCTTAAAGGTAAACGTGCCACAGGCGGTGCGGTTGAGGTCTTGGTTGAACGTCTGCAAGATCAATTTATTGCCCATTGTCATATTAAAGCCAGCAACTCACCAAAAGCAGGTGCAGAACTGTTTATTGGGCCTGATGCTGTAAAAGTGACTATTCAAGGACGTCATGAAAATTTATTTATTGTCGAATTTTCACAGCCTATTTTAGACGTGTTAGATGCCTATGGTCAGCTGCCAATTCCACCCTACTTTAACCGCGAAGCCGAAGCGATTGATACCGAACGTTATCAAACCGTATTTAACGACCCAACAAAACTCGCCAGTGTTGCCGCCCCCACTGCTAGCTTACACTTTGATGAGGCTCTACTTCAACAGTTAGAAGCTAAGGGCATTCAAAAAACCTTTGTGACTTTGCATGTGGGCGCAGGTACATTTCTGCCTGTACGTACCGAAGATATTGCCAATCACATCATGCATAGTGAATGGTGTGAGGTTTCTGAGGCTGCCGTAGCGCTGATTCGTGAAACCAAAGCACGAGGCAACAAAGTTATTTCAGTGGGTACAACTGCCACCCGTGCTGTGGAAAGTGCGGCACAAGCCCATGCAGGTGAACTTGCGGCGTGGTCGGGTGATACACAAATTTTTATCTACCCAGGTTATCAATTTAAAGTGGTGGATCGTTTGATCACCAACTTCCACTTGCCTGAATCAACCTTATTAATGTTGGTGTCTGCGCTTTCGAGCCGTGAAAATGTCATACGGGCGTATCAACATGCTGTGGCTGAACGCTATCGTTTCTTTAGTTATGGCGATGCCATGCTGATTGATCAAGCTCAGTCTTAA